CAAAAAATGGGAGGCCGAATGCGACGTGAAATACGTTCGGGATCGGTACGGTGTGACCCATTACACCTACAACGCGCCGGGCTGCGAATACGGCAGTCATCCATGATCGGAAATTGGTTTTGGTTCGGCGCAGCGAGACTCTCGCTGTGGTTCAACAAGGCTGCGTGGCGCGTCTACTCATTCAGTGAGCGGCTCCGCGTCGCGTGCCTCAATATCTGGATGCACCCATGAGCTTGACCTACGCGCCTCGTTTGACAAAGCCGGTCGCGATCAACTTCAATGATCGTGATCGTGTTCGGCTCAAGATGAACGATTTGGGATGGAAGCTTCATCGTCGGTGGCACGATGACTTGTTCGCGGTCACCTGTCCCGACTCGGCGGAGCGCGAACGTCGCTTCCCTTATCGCAAGCCCGAAGTCGGGGAGGATGGGTGCGTGGAATTCCATCTGTGGGAAGTTGCGCACATCTTCGGCAAGTATCTCTACAACGGGTGCGAGCCGCCATTCGAGTTGTCGGGAGTATTATTGCCATGTCTCTGACCATTCAAGATATGCGTGACGTGCTCAAAGGGCAGGACCGCGCCAACGAAGCGATTTTTTGGTTCGGGCTGTTCTGGAATAACGGACCTGATAGCGACTTGTACCGCATCATGTGCGAGACCAACTACGACCCGCACTTCTACGCGATGCGCAAACGAGTCGGATCAAAAGATAAATTTCTTTCGCCGGAGAGCGATCCCGAAATCGTCTACTGCCACACGTTGCTCCGCGCGCAATGGGAACGAGCGTATGGCCCGCTGATCGAATATCCGTTGCGTCCGATCAGGTTCGGCACGCTCAAAGAAAACGATGTGATAGTCCACGGTCCCGGTCGGCCATTCATCTGCATCCCGGCCGGATGGCCTTGTCGCGTCTACCTCGATGGCGGCGAATTGAAAGTCCCGTGCGCGGAGGACAAAACCGGGCGCGCGTTCCATCGCCTTACGCGAGGACCGGAAGGCTACGTTGTCGGCTTCCGCCGGTAGGACGATAAGATAAAAGTTATAATCTTGAGCGGTTCCGAGAAGATAGAACTTATCATCACTCGGGTCTTGACCTGAGAGAGAAATTTCTCGAACGCTCGGATTGAGTCGGCGCATCGTTTGTGCGAAGGTTCGGCTTCACCAAATGGAGGCGGACAATGCGCAAAGGAAAACGCGACGCTGTGGCTGTCCCTGACGATGACGACGACCATTTCGTTTCAAGCGGATCGCCCGGCGCATTCCGATGGAGCGGTCTCTACGGTGTGGACGAGGGAGGCCCGTATGGAATGAATTTCAAGTGCCCATGCGGCTGCGGAGCGGTGCACGGGGTCGGCTTTGATAATCGACCGGCCGATTGGCTGGCGAAGGACCGGCCGCGCCCGATGTGGCATTGGGATGGCAACAAGGAAAAGCCGACGCTTACGCCGTCCCTTGGACTGCATCGTTCGCACGACGGGCAGACAGTCGGTGCCGATGGCTATCACTGGCACGGCTATCTAAAAGCCGGAGTTTTCGAGGAGTGCTGATCCGGCCATTAGTGGCTTGACACCCGACGAATAGTTCGGCAGGATACTCAAATGCCTGCCGAGACCCGCACGGAAACGTAGTTGGTCAAATCGCGACGGATAAGGGCATCAAAAAGCGCAGCGGCCCCGGCGGATTGCCGAAGGGCGCGTCAAACCGCCCCAAGGCTCCGCCGGGTTGCCGCTGTGTCTTTTATTGGAAGTCCCCGAATGCCGAAAAAGAAGTCCGGCTACCCGCAGACTATCGACGGCACATGGCAGTATCCCACGATGCCTGTCTCGTTTGTGTCGTGCTGTGATTGCGGCCTCGTCCACAAGCACGTCTATCAGATAACACCCGACGACTTTGCCGTCCGCGACTCGAAAGGGAAGTGGCGCTACGGTCGGCGCATTCGCGTCAAGGTCTCGCGCGACCGCCGCAAGACGGCGCAAATTCGGCGCGGCTTAGTCGGACAGAAAAAGCTTTTCAAGACCCGCGATGGATGGTACGTTGCGGCGTTCCCGGTCATCGACCGCAGAATGTATAAACGGAGAAAGCCGAAATGAGTGCACATACCGGACGATGTTTCAGAGCGTGGCGTCGCACTGTGGCGCGCAAGGCCGCGCAGGGCCAGCCGTGGGAGCGGTCGATCCGGCAGAAGGTGCCGCTTGCGCTTCGACCGTTCCTCAATGCGGAGCGGAGCCAAAAGCACGCCGGAGCCGCAGCGATGGCGAACGCTATCGCCCGGTACGCACAGCATCAAATGATGATCGGCGCGCCGCGCCGGGGTGGCGCTCGGGGTCAATGACCCGGCGTTAAGTTTTTAGTTTTCTCAAGAGAATTCTCTCGGGTTGCTTCATCGGGTAATAGGGTCTAAAAGGCGGCCATCCCCCCTCTCTGAAATTCAGGGAGAGTGCTATGGCCGTCCTCACCACAAAAGCCCGTAAGCACTTGAAGCCGAGCACATTCGGGCTTCCGGACGAGAAGTCATACCCGATGCCGGACAAGGCGCACGCGGCCAATGCCAAGGCCCGCGCGACGCAAATGGTTGCCAAGGGCAAGCTGTCCCCGGCCGACGCCGCGAAAATCCGCCACAAGGCAAACCACGTCCTCGGCGAGACCGACTCCACCTACCACAACTGTTAACCACGGGTTAACCGAGCCTTCGGGTTTCGGTTGTCCGGTGGTTCTCTTGTCGCCATATTCGGTTCGGAGCAAAGACGATGAAAGATGCAAAGGGCCACGGCAGCGATCCCCGAAACGGCGGCGTTCCCGTCGTGCGGCTCGACAGCGCCAACAGCCCGGCGCGCAAGACCGGCTATCTCGGCGCGCCGCAGCCAAAATATAACGTAAATCAGGATGCGGCTCGCGCGGGAGAGGGCGGCAAGCTCTCGACTGCGGCGGCCGAAAGGCTCGCCATGCGGCGGTCGGCCGACGAGTCGCGTTACCCCGTCACAGATCGGGTGGCAGCGATGGCGCTCGGTCAGGGTCATCCGAAATCGAATTCAGTGCCGCTCGGGTACGGCGCGGCGGCGGCCAAGTCCGACTTGTGGTTCGGCCGCAATGTCGCGATGCCTCGCGGCGCGGATAACCGGAGAAAGTCATGAAGGACGCCAAAGGACACGGGAGCGACGCGCACAACAGCGGTATCAACGCGATTGATCCGGCTGTTATAGCGCGCTGGTCAAGCCCGAAAGGGAAGTGGACGGCGGAACTGCGCAAAGAAAGCGGCGTGTGGGGTGAAGGCTATCACCTATCCTCAATGAAGAATGGAAACCCGGTCGGCGGCTCAAACATGCCAACGACCGATGACCCGCAAGGCCGGTGGAAGGGACTTCACAGCGACGCGGAAGCAATCGCCCACTATGACAATCACGTCCGCAACACGTTCGATGTCGGCATGAAGAAGGTGCTGTAATGAAGGACGCCAAGGGCCACGGCAGCGAAGGACGCGGCGGGGACCGAGCCGTTCCCTTCGACCGATCCAAGATCGGCATGACAGTCGGCGCACAGTTTAGCGGCAAGATACTCGGGCCGCAAAGCGACAACGCTCGCACCATCGCGGGCTTGAGAACACGAATGCAGAGCACCGGCCCGGGCCATCAATCCGGACTGTTGCAGGGCATCAAGAATTTGTTGGGAGGCTGACATGAAAGATGCAAAAGGCCGCGGCAGTGATCCGCGCGGCGGCGCGCAGACCCCGGTACAGGCCGAAAACGCTCCATTCAAATCTCGACTTCCCGGGCCGCATTTCCTTGACCCCAACGATCCGCGCGGTTCGCATTCGGCAGGCGTGCAGCAAGTCGGCACACAGCCGAAGGTCCTCCCGAAAGAGAGCACCGACTCGCGCGAGTTGCGACTGTTCGCCGACAATCATGCGGACCTGAGTCGGCAGTCGTTGCAGCCGATCCGCGACAACCTCGGCAAGAAGATGGACAAGGGCGTCTATGATCCCGAGAAGGCGGCGACGCTTTGGAAGTACCACGCCGACCGCGCCGCGCAGGCGTATACAAAAGAGTTCGGCAGCGCCAGCAACAATGTGCACGGATCGCACGGAAATTTTAGCCCGGCGGTTCGGCGCGAAGCCGCGCAGCATTGGGAGGCCGACGAGCGCGATGACATCAAGAGCGGGTCGAGCCGCACTCACAAGGGATAACGGTCATGGCAATGGCAAAGGACGCAAAGGGTCACGGCTCCGAGAAGCGCGGCGGCGCAAGTGCGGTCGCGGCTCCGGCCTATGAAGGCAAGCCGACGTGGCACGGCGTTATGCCGAACGGTCAGAAGGTCACGAACCAAGCGGGCAACAAGCTTTCCTATGCAAGCCCGGAGGCAGCGGTCGCCGGAGCGGCATGGCAACATGGGGTGGAAGGTCGTTCGCTCGCGGCGCGCGACCCGCTTCAAAACCCGCAACTCAACGACAAGCAAGCCGCCTCCGCGCTCGCGCAGGGCGGGGCGAAGTCGGCCCCGGTGCCGGTGCACGGCGGCGCGACAGGTCGGAGCGACGGCCCCCTCGCCGGAATGACACAATCGAAATGGAGCGGCATGTCACAGGCCGAACGCGAACGGGTACGCGACAACAGCGCGCTCACTCCGCAGTTGAAGGGTCTCGAAGGCCACCGAGTCGAAGCGACTACAGGTTCCGGCGAGACACGACGGTTCATTGTCGGCAAATCGACCGGATGGGCACCGATCCATCTTGAAATCAAAAAGAGCAACTCATTTGGCGGCGGCCCCGCCAGCAAGTCCTACGCTTCGGTTCGTTCGCTCGGGAAGGTTCGGTAGGCCATGAAGGACGCAAAAGGACACGGCAGTGACCCGCGCGGCGGATCGCACGCGGATGGCGTCAACAAGATCGGGATCACTCACCCGGCCTACAACACGAGGCAGAAGGTGCGCGGCTGGACCGTGCCAGTAAATCCGCTCAACGCCGACTACAGCACGTCGGGTTCGCTGTTGCGTCAGCGCATGGCGAATATGAGCAAGGAAGATCACAAGTCGGCCGGTGACGCGCATATTGCGCAATCACAGTCGATGCGCGCCGAGCACGGGAAGCTCGTCGAGAGCGCAATGAACAAGCTCGGGATGGAGTCGCCCGGCCCGCTGATTTCGGGCATCGTCTCCGACAAGTTCTCGGAGGGCGACAAGAGCCGTCTACGCGATCTGGCGGTTGGTGCCTCGAACCATACGAGCGCCGCGTTCGCCCACTATTCGGCGTCGGGTATGCGACTGCCCACGGCTCGGACGCGGTATCAGGGACTCAAGGGGTAAGCCATGGCAAAAGATGCAAAAGGTCACGGAAGTGAAAGTCGCGGCGGCGGCGAGGGCAGGGTTCGCGGTATGCCGATAGCTGGTCACCTGTATCACACCAAGACCAACGACGAGCTTCACTACATCGCGAAGGACGCGAGCGAAGCGGCGCGAGCACAGCGCGGGATGGCGTCGGAAGGCAAGTATCTCGATCAGGTCAACGACGCGTCAACAGTTCTCGGCTGGCGCTCACGCGGCGGCAAGGACCTGTCGCAAAGCCCGGCAGTCGATGTCGCGGCTCAGCACGGGATTGGTACGTCGCACCTTGCCCCGCCGACTCCAATTTGGAACCGGCCCGAAGGAAGCAGCAAGAATATGGTGAGCAACGCCGCGCTTAGCGGTGGCGCTACCAGCACTCATAACTCGCAGGGTCACGCGTGGGGATCGCCGGAGGCCCTCAAGGATTTCAAGGTCGAACATGGCGGCCCGCGCGATCACGCGGCCGAACAGCGTGGGTTCAACAGCATGAGCCGAGACATCGCTCGGCTCCGCCGACAGGGCAAGTAACATGGCTTGGGATGAAGCGGCACGACAGGCATCAATCGAAGCTCGGCAAGCGGGCGCGAAGGGCAAGCAAGATCAGCCCGAGCGCCCGGTCGGGTTTGCGCACTTCAAGAAGTCCGGCCATAGCGGGGGTGGTTACGGCGGCGGTCGGCACGGTGGTCGCGGCGGTGGCGGCGGCGGTGGAGGCGGCGGTGGCGGTGGCGGCGGTGGCGGCGGTCGTTTCGGTGGCGGAGGCGGTGCCCATCAAATCGCTGCGAAACACGGCATCGACACTTCGCATCTGTCACTCCCGGAGCAACAGGTGCTAAGACAACAGATACAAATGCAACAGATACAAAGACAACAAGTGCAAAAAGCCAATACGGCCGACGCTGCGCCCGCGAGGGGCAGTGCAGCGGCACAACAGAGCGCACAACAGAGCGAACAACAGAAACCCGCACAGAAGCCCAAAGCGCAGCGTGGCAAGAGCGGCGGCGGCGGACGAGGCACACCTGTTCTTCGGAGCTTCGGTCCCGGCGGCGGATACGGGGGACGGTAATGAAAGACGCAAAAGGTCACGGCTCTGATCCAAGAAACGCGGGCGGCACGCCGCTCACCAAGCAATTCGGCCCCGGCGAAATGGCCGCGCATCAAACCATGGTGCGCAAGGTGCTGGCGTCAGGCGACGTTCATGGAGCTTTGGCGCACGCGGTTACCGGCTACGACCGGAAAGAGCAAGCTCGCGCCGAAGTGAAGGGGTCCTATTACAATCCGAACGTGCTCGGGATTTATCTCGGGGGCGCTCAACGTGCGGCGGAGAGCATCAAGAAGGGCGCGAGTCACGCCGATGCCATTAACAATGAATTCAACGGGGGTCTTGCCCGGTCGCTCCATAAGGCGCTAGGAACGGGAGGCACCGACGTTGACACGATGCGCAAGCGGAGCTTCAAATGAAGGACGCGAAAGGACACGGCAGCGATCCGCGTGGCGGGGAGACGGCGCATCAATCGGGCGTCAACCAAATTGGCTTGCGACAGAAAGGTGCGCAGATCATCACTGGTTATGGGCCGCCGTTTGATGTGCAGATCAATCCGAGCGAGCGCGACCTGCGAGGGATGGCTAAGGATGCGATGGACAATACCGTGCGAGTCGTAATTGACCGAGCCACGGATAACCTCTATGCTTGGGACGCAGGAAAGGCGATCCATGCGTCGATAGAGAACGTGATGAACCTTGATGCGAAGCATCAAGACAATTGGGTTCTGCGCGGCGGAAAACTTCTGTCGCAACGCTATCTCCCGGATCGAGTTGATCCGACCTACGGGCCGCGAACCGCCGGGACTACCTCGGCGAAAGATATTAAAGAGGCGGCGGCCGAAGTCGCCTCGCACATGAAGGGGCGGATATGAAAGACGCAAAAGGACATGGTAGCGATCCGCGCGGTGGCGCATCGCATCAAGGGGGCGTGCAAAACGTCGGCAGGCCCGCGCCCAAAATAAGCGACGCGGCGCTTAAGGTCATTCGCAATACTCCTCCGGGCGGCGGTGGCTCTGTGACGTTGGGCGGCCAGCAACCGACCGCAGGCTACATGGTCAGCTTGCCGAGTCGCACCAAAGAGCTTGAAGTCGGTGAATTGCAGGGGCCGAATGCGCGGGCCATTCTCAACGCATATGCACAGACGCACGCCGATGCTTTCAGCAATCCGGCGATGCACTTCGGCCTGTGGCACGATCCCGACACGAAAAAGATGTCCCTCGACCCATCCGAAAATATCATGAGCCGCAAGGCGGCGATAGCCGCTGGCGTGGCGCGTAACCAAAAAGAGATTTGGGACGTGAAGCGCGGCGTGGGCATCAAAACCGGCGGCACGGGGACGTAACAATGGCAAAGATGTTGACCACGGCCGATGTGGCGAAGCTAGAGCGCAAGAAGCCGGTGCCGGGAGTGCGGACTCCGGGTCCCGATGCGTTGCAGCCCAAGCCCAAGAAGTCGGAATTCCGAACCACGGGGCATGATGTGTTGCAGCCCAAGCGCGATAAGCCGGAGGACGCCCCCGGCACGCTGCACCCGCATCACATTCCAATTGTTGACCACAAGGGACGACATCGCGGTCATGTCGGCCCGAAGGCCACGGCTGCGACCGTTGCGCGCTTCACAGGCCAACACGGCGCGAAGCTCGGCAAGCACGATGGGAAGGTCGCGTGGATCAGCCCGCCACCCCCGCCGCCGAAGCCGAAGGAAGCGGACCCGACCGCCGTCGCCGTCGCGGCTCAACACGCGAAGGGAAAGCTTGCCGTCGCGGCCCATCAAGCGGAGGCGAAGCACAAGCTCACAATCGAGCTTAATCAGGCGAAGGGCAGCGCGACGAAAACCCCAAGCAAGCCCGAGACGAGTGCTCGTCCGAAGCGGGGGTAAGTCATGAAGGACGCGAAGGGCCACGGCTCCGACCCGCGCGGTGCGCACGCCGAAGGTATCAATCAGATCGGCCAGCCACTCCCTAAAGGCGTGTATGATATTCGCAATGACGTGCGCGACGCGCACGGGGACGAGCTTTATGGCACCGTCCGCGCGGCGACCGCAGCTTTCGTTACGGACACAAAGCAATACGTCGGCAAGATCGACTACGGCGCGATTACCGGCTACAAGCCGCAAGTCAGCATCCACATGATTGAAGTCAATCCCGAGCATCGCGGCCAAGGTGTCGCGACTAAGATGATGGACAAGCTCCGCGAGGAATTCACTGAGAACGGAAAAGCTCCGAAAATAAATTGGGGGATGCTGACGCCGGAGGGTGTCAAATTCAAAAAAGCGTACACGGCGAGGAAGTCATGAAGTTTGCCAAGATCGGCGTGACTCTCTACCTCGCGCAAGCGGCGGTCGGTGTTGCCGGGGGCATTGCATGGGCACTGTGGCACACCTTCGGCGGGTAAATCTCCGATTGCCCTTTGTCCGAAATATGTATACAAACTTCGGACACAGGAAGTGAACACGGGAGGCATGTCATGCCGGTCGTGAGTGGATCACAAGCTGGTCTCATGGGTGAAAGCTTGACTGCCAAAGGGCGTCGCAAGCTCCGCGCGAAAGGTATCAAGCCGGTCAATCCCAAGGTCGCGCGTGAATTCCTGCGCGCGAGCAAAGGAATGAAATTCAGCAAACTCCCTGCGCATCATCACGGCATCCACTCCGCGACGCACAAGAAGTCGCTATGACTGTCAAAAAGCCGCCCCCGGCACCCCCGGTTGTCGTTGTGCCGCAGAGTGTTCGCAAGCCGAAACCCACCCCCATTCAATTGCCAAAACCGCCCCGCACGGTAGTAAAGCCGTGAGTTTTTAAGCGCCTCCTGCCCCCGACTGAAACCCCGGTTGCTATGGTTAACGATTTCGGATAGGTTCTCCGCGAGCCTAGCTCCGAAGCCGCCGTATTGCGGCTCGAAAACGAATTCCTTTTAGGAGGGTGCCATGGTGGCAGTAGTCAAAGGCGAAGTCGATCAGACCAGTTACGACGCCCGCAAGGGCGGCGTTCCGAAGCACCCGCAAACGTCTTTCGCGATCAAGGAAGGCATGAAGGATCAGAACGCGCCGTCCGGTGTGACGAGCGCGATTTCTCCCATTCATCCCGGCGTAGGCCCCGATGCTTCGGCGGCCGACGTGCTCGATCCCGAAACCTCCGCCGAGCGCGGCAAGACGCTTCGGCGTCAGCCCGCAGTGCTCACGGCCAAGTGGGGCGCGAAGGGCGGCGACGGACAGGATGTCGATCCCAACATGGCGGGCAAGGTGCTCGGCGAGGCCATCCTCTCCGGCGCATCCAAGCTCCCGGACAAAGTGTCGGCAAAATCCGGCCCGGGTCCCGCCTACGGCTAATGCGCGCCTTCCACGGGCGGCAGGGTACACGGTCGGCCGAAGCCAACGAAGCGCCCGGCTTCCACGACCCGGCTCGAATAGCCAAAACCCCGGCCTCCCAAGGTGCCGAAACGAAAACGGCTGTCGGCTTTGATAGGATCAGTCCTGTCGAAGCCGCAGCAACAATGCACAACGATCTTGCCGACAACGCGAAGATGATTGCGGACGGATCGAAGAACGTGCCAATCCATCCCGCTCAGACTCCGACCGAAGGCTCAGACACTCAAGAAACAGAAGGTGATGGATCGGTTCGCGATCCGAGCGGGATCGGATTTGGCACATGAGCAACAAGGTGAAACAACGTGGAACAGAATACTCAGGCCCCGACTCGGTACGCCCGAGCCAATCGCAAGAGTCGGATCGCGCAAACACTGGCGGCACTGCGCCGGGGGGTATCGTCGCATTCATGGGAGCGGCATCCCAATGGAGCACGTCCAACGCGGCATCCCGGAACAACTTTCCCACGGGGTCGCCAAACATCGACCCCATAAGTGCTGCGAAAATGCAGCACGTCGGACTGGCAGATGAAGCGCCCGCCGAGAAGGGCGACGTACCAGTTCACCCGGGACTAGCACCGGGACAGTTTCGGACGGCGCGCGATGCCAACTATGACGCGCCGGACGGTATGACCTACGCGCCAAACGAGACCGGCGGCAAACCGCTCTCGGCAAACGGCCGCCATCGTGGCGAGTCGCCCGAGATTGAGAAACAACCGCGCGGAGCGTATCGGTCATGAGCGAAGGTAATGGAGGCTGATATGGCAGAAGAAATCGTCGGTTCAAAATTGCCCGCGAACAACGGGTACGGCCAGAACGGCTACTCGGGCGCAAGCTCGGACACGGATTTGAGCAACCCGACGCGCAGTGCGGCGGCGGCCGAGCTTTTCCCGGTCGATCTGAAAGGCGCGCTCGACAAAGCCGGGCTATCGCAACGCGAGCCGGTAAAGCAGTTGCCGCGCCCGGACTACAAGCAACCCAAATTCAACGCTCCGCAGACGCGGACGGTTTCGGCTGACTCGCCGCCGCTCAGCTTCGGCATGGCTCAACGATCCCCGCGCAACCGATAAGCGGGGCTGATATGCTCTTGAGGCAACCGTAAGTCGGTTAAGATGCTCTTGAGGGCATATTTCGACGTAAGGAAGTGAGTTATGGCAAAGGCGAAGGTCGCACCACTCGCAATGATCGCCGCGTTTGATCCGGCTCCCCGAGCCGTCGTACCGACGCGTCGCGACCTGAATGAACTGACACCCGATGAAGTGGTGAGCGCGCTCTCGCAAGGCCATCCGAAATCGGCTCCCGTCAAAATTCACAAGGGGATGGAGGGTGAGCGTACCGGACTCCCGCACCTGACGCCGCACAGTTTGCGCTATCGTCAAGCGCATGAAAAGATGGGGACCAAGATCGCGCCGGAACAGGTGATGACATGAGTCGCCCCGCGCATCAACAAGGGGTCCAAGTTGCGACCAAAAAGCCGAAGCCTGTGCTGATCCCAATCAACGAGATTGCGAGCACCGGCTATCCGCTTGAGGACTACGCCGACATGGAGAAGGTTCAACGGATGCAGGCGGGCATTCGGGACGGGCAGAAGATAAAGCCGGTTCGTGTCAGCAAGCTGACACCTGAGAACAGGGACCTGTACGGGGTCACGGACCCAAAGAAGAAGTATTATCTCAATAACGGTCATCATCGAATGGCCGCGCAGGCACTCGAAGGTGTCAAGAAAATTCGAGCCGTTCCTTTCCTGCACAGCAAGAGGATTTGACATGGCCTCCACCATCCCGTCGAACGCGCCCTCACGAGCATCCTCGATGACGCTCGCCGAAGCGAGCGCCATGGGCACCACGGCCGGAGCACCGGCCGCCTCGACCACTAAGGGTCCTCCGGCTGGATCGGGCGCGCCCGGTTCGGGACCGGCCCCGGCATTGCCCGGGCAGGATACGCAAGGACCCCCGCCGGTCGGCGGCCCGACACCGGATCGGCCGGTCGTGACAACGCACTTCGATACGCCGTCAGTCGGCACCCACCCGTCCGCATCGCCTCTCAAACACAGCAATCCGCCCCATGGAATGTCGGATGCCTAATATACGAGGCGACAATGCGGACGCCGATGATTTGCGTACACGCTTTGAACGGGCGGCCGATGTTTGTTCGGCTTGGCAAGGATAAGGTTTTGCTGTCGAAGAAGCCAGTGGTCGCCATAATCCGTGACCAGCGGTATGAGGTTCGAGAAGATCGGAAGGAAATCGAAGGGTATATCAGAGACGCGTAATGTTACGCTTTTCGATACTTTTCGCAGACGGAATACACCGCGCGGATGGCCGCGCACGTCGGAATGGTCCGGCGACTGAAATTGGAGTGCTGTCATGGGACAGGATGATACGCCCACTACGGGCCGGGAGCTTATGCGCGAGTCGCGTAGCCGCACAATTGTCGGCAAAAAGAACAGCCCCGAGCGCCTGACAAAATTGCTCAACTACGTTGTCCAATTTCCGTCGATCAGCCGCGCCTGCAACATGGCCGGACTGAGCGTCACGACGTTGAAGTATTACCTCGTCAAGAGCGAGAAGGGCGCGCCGGGCGACGGCTTCGACCTGACTTATGGCGAGGAGACCAAGAGATTTCATCTACACTTCGCCGACTGCCGCGACGCCGCTATTCAGATGGTTGAGGATGCGTATGTCAGTCGAGCCGTCAACGGCTACTACGAAACCCTCTCCGACAAAGGCCGCGTGATCTATCAAATTGATCCCGCACTGTCGGGCTTGGGCCTCACAGGTCCCGACGCATATCTTCTTGACGACGACGGCAAGCCAATCCCCGAACGTATCGAACATCAAGACCCCGAAGTCATGGAGAAGGTGCTGCGCGCCTACCGGCGCGACCGTTGGGGCACACACGACAAGCTCGATGTCAACTTCCGTGGCGGCGTGATGGTCGTCGGGATGCGGGCAAAGGACTCGAAAGAAATTGAGGAGCTAGAGACGCAGACGCTCGCGGCTCCGCTGGATGTTGAATTCCGTGAAGTGGAGGACGAGTGATGGCTCTCCTCCTCCCGGGTGATAATGATGGTTTGCCGAAAGTCCCCCGCCGGTCAATCATCAAGGCTTTCGTGAAGGAAAATAACGAATACTTCCCGATTGTCCTTGATGATTACGGCAACGAAAAGCAAACGATTTGGGCACCGCTGCCCGGATCGCAAGAATTGTTCTTGGTCGCGCCGGAATTCGAGGTTCTCTACGAAGGGACGCGCGGCCCGGGCAAGACGCTCACACTCTTGATGGACTTCTGTTCCGAAGTCGGCAAAGGCTACGGCGCTGAATGGAAGGGCATGATTATCCGGCGCACGTATCCGGAATTGGCCGACGTGATCGCCATGAGCAAGAAGTGGATCAAGCGTCTGTGGCCCGACGCCTTCTACAACGAGATTAAATACTTTTGGCAGTTCCCCACGGGCGAGCTTCTTTACTTCCGGCCAATTGCGACGGTCGATGATTACGACGCACACCACGGCACGAACTATACATGGCTCGGGTGGGAAGAATTGACGCTGTGGGCTGACGACAAGCCGTTCAAGCGGATGCAGTCAGTCGTCCGTTCGTCGATCAAGAACATCCCGAAACGCATTCGCTCGACCACGAACCCCTACGGCAAGGGGCACAATTGGGTTCAAGCTCGATACGGTCTCTACAACTGGCCGATCAAGGTGGGTCGCGACGACCGTGGCGATATTTGGAAGATTGCCGGGCCGCTCATTACCGGAGCGGTTGACGAGGACGGCATTCCCGCGCCACCGCGTCGGGCATACCACGGGGCGCTGCGCGAGAACATCATTCTCATGCGCGTGCAGCCGCAGTATGTCCACCAACTGAAAGCGTCGGCGCGCAACAAGGCAGAGCTTGACGCATGGCTCTACGGATCGTGGGACATTGCCGCTGGCGGCATGTTCGATGATATTTGGGCGACGCATCGCGACACGGTTGTCGTCAAGGATTTTGAAGTGCCGATGAACTGGCGCATCTATCGCGCCTATGACCACGGTTCGTCGAAACCGTGGTCCTGCGGCTGGTACGCAGCGAGCAATGGCGAGGACCTGACGTTCACTGACGGGACCGTGCTCTCGACTCGGCCGGGCGATTACTTCCGTTGCGGCGAGCTATACGGATGGCAAAAAGATCAACCCGATGTTGGGCGTCGGCAGCAAATTCCGGACATCAAGGCCGAAATAATCCAATACGAGATTGATCGCGGATGGCGCGACACAAACGCTGGCACATGCCGGGTGCGGCGCGGCCCGGCGGACACAAGCATCTTCGCGGAGGAGGATGGGCGGCCGTCCGTCGCCAGCGACTTCGAGTCCCCGTGCGTCATCAACGGCCACCGCTGGCGCGGCATCATTTGGGAGCGGGCCGACAAGCGCCCCGGCTCCCGCGAACAAGGGTGGGAACAGGCTCGGAAACGACTCAAGGCCACCAAGCGCCCGCCGGGCGGCGTCCGCGAGGAAAAGGGCCTATTTATCGTTGCAGATCGGTGCCCGCAATGGATGCGGACGGTGCCGGTTTTGTCCCGAGACGAGAAGAAATTGGACGATGTTGACACCGACACAGAGGACCACATCGGCGATGAAATGCGGTATATGCTGCGGTACGATCCGGGCACGATGCGCTCGGGTCGAGTAGGAGCTTGATCTGTGGCCTGAAACGTGGTTAAAGACCAATCGCCCCCGGAGAGACAGCCATGGCTATTGATGACAAACACCCCGAGTACGTTCAAAAAGTCGGGGAATGGATACAGATGGCGGACACGTATAAGGGCGAGCGCGCCGTAAAGCGCAAGCGCCTTGATTACCTTCCGCCGTCCGAAGCCATGATCCAAGACGGCATGACAACCCCGTCATCGCCCGGCTGGCGTGACTACGAAGCCTACCTGACCCGAGCCTACTACCACGACGTTGTTCGCGACGCCGTGAAGGCCATGCTCGGCATCATGCACATGAAGCCCGCAATCATCAAGCTTCCGGCTCGGCTCGCACCGATGGTGGACAAGGCGACCATCCAAGGCGAAGGCTTGCAGATGCTCTTGCGCCGGATCAATGAGGCGCAACTTGTCAAGGGCCGCTGCGGATTGTTGGTCGATGCACCGAATGGCGTCGATCCGTTCAACGCTCTCCCCTACATCGCATTCTACGATCCCGAGCGCCTAATCAATTGGGATGCTGGTCGGCGTGATGAAGGGCGCAACGTCCTCGATCTTGTCGTGCTCGACGAGTCGGGCTTTCAACGTGAAGGTTTTACGTGGGTGACGGAGCGCAAGCACCGCATCCTGACACGCGGCACGCCGCAGAGCCTTGAGAGCGGGTGGGTGCGCCCGCCGCTCGATGCACCCTATCAGGTGTGCGTGAAGGTCAACGATATGTCAATGCCGATCCCGGACGATTTTATTATGCCGTCCATCGGCGGTCGGCCGATGACGGAAATCCCGTTCGTGTTCGTCGGCGCAAACGATCTTGTGCCCGAGCCGGACGAACCGCCGCTTCTCGGCTTGAGCAACCTCGCGCTGACGATCTATCGCGGCGAGGCCGACTACCGCTCGACTCTCCACTATCAGGGCCAGCAAACTCTCGTCATCATCGGCGGCAACGTCTCGGACGTTGACGAGAACCAACAGCTTCGCATCGGCAACAAGGGCGTCATCGACCTGCGCATCGGCGGCGACGCGAAATACATCGGCGTCAGTGCGTCCGGTCTCGGCGAAATGCGCCAATCCCTCAAGAACGACGATGAAGTCGCTTCGGGCTTCGGCGTGCAGTTCATGGATGTCGGCAGCGCACGCGGAGCCTCGGGAGAGGCCCTCCGCATTCGCGTTGCCGCGCGCACGACAACCATTCAGCAAATCGCTGTCGCCGCTGGCGCGGCGCTTGAGCAATGCCTCAAGTTCGCGGCGGTGTGGGTCGGAGAGGACCCCAATGAAGTTTCAGTTGCTCCGCAGACCGACTTCGCCGACGCCAACGTGCAGGGCGCTTCCCTCCTCGCGTTCATGCAGGCAAAGCAGTTGGGTCTCCCTCTGTCGCTCAAGTCCCTGCACCGCATGATGGTGCTCAACGACATGACCGACATGGACTTCTACTCGGAGAACGATCAGATCGAGCAAGAGGCCGAGAGCCTTGTCGGCATGATGATACACGGGCCGCTCCCGACCGATGCCGTGGATGCCTCATTCTCCGATACCGCTCCCGACACCGGCACCGATCCAATCGACCCGGGCGATACCATTCCGCCCGCCGAACCTGCCGAACCCGCCGACACTGGCGCACCCGCCGGTACGCCGGTTCCGGTGACTCCGCATCGACGCGGCTCGCCTAACCCCCTCAAGGTGAAGGTCGGTAAAAAAGGAGCTAGTGCAGGAAAATGATATTTTTCTTGTACCGGATAACTCTTCCCGATGGCCGTATGTATTTCGGGGTCGCCAAAAATCCTCAACGCAGGTTCGTTGAACACTGTCGCAGCCCGTATGTAATCGGGCAGGAGATACGAAAATCGAAACGTGAGGCGATACGATTTGAAATTCTAGTCTGCGGCGAGGATTGGTACATCTTCGAGTTAGAGGCTCAGTCGGTCGCTGCCTTCAATACACGCTGGCCGAACGGATTAAATATAGCAGTCGGCGGTTTTGGCGGGCGCGATCACCTTCCTATGATACGCGAAAAAATCTCGCGAGTCTGCACAGGCAAAAAGAAAACAACCGAAGCGAGGCGTCACATATCTGCGGCCCTAACAGGTCGTACTCCGACGCCGGAAACCCGGGCTAAATTGGCGAAAGCAAACCTCGGGAAGAAGATGCCCGACGCCATCAAAGCCAAAATTTCGGCGGCGCTTGTTGGCCGACCAAAACCCAATGGTTTTGGAGATAAGATAGCTGCCATTCACGCAGCGCGCCGCGTCAACCGGGGTGTGAAGCCATGACTATCGAGGACGATGCTAAATTTGAGGCTGAGCACCGCAAGCGGCACCACAAACACCACTTCGGATGGCGTCCCGACTTGCCGGACATTCGAGATTATCAATACAGCACCCGACGCTACCATTTGGAGAAGCCGCGCACGCTACCGAGAAAAGTAGACCTTCGACCGGGGGACCCTCCCGTGTACGATCAGGGAGATTTGGGGTCTTGCACCGCCAATGGCGTAGCGGCGGTGTTTGAATTCGACCGCATCAAGCAAAAGGAAGTGGATTTTACCCCCTCTCGGTTGTTCATTTATTTCAACGAACGAAAGATAGAAGGAACCGTTCCGTTTGACGCTGGCGCGGCCATACGAAACGGCATAAAGTCGGTGGCTACAGACGGCGTTTGCAAAGAAACTGACTGGCCGTATGTCGAGTCCAAGTTTGCAGACACCCCGCCAGTATCGACCTACGACTTGGCGCGCAAATACCGAGCGTTGAATTATTTTCGCTTGGATAACACCAAACTCTACGAACTAAAAAGCTGCCTCGCGGCAGGATTTCCATTTGTCTTTGGGTTCACCGTCTACCAGTCATTCATGGACGCGAGCGATAACGGCGGGATCATTCCCATGCCGAGCGCAGATGAACAGGCCCTCGACGGACATGCGGTTGTCTGTGTCGGTTATGACGATGACGCGGAGCGGTTCACCATTCGCAATTCTTGGGGTACTGACTCCGGAGATAAGGGCTATCTCTACATGCCCTATAAGTACCTTACCGATGACAATCTGGCGGATGATTTTTGGACGATCAGAACCGTTACTCATGACGAGGGTCTCGTCGTACCGCCGCCTTTTGAATTGCGTCGGGCGTCCCGGCGCGAACAGACACCACACAACGCCGCAGTTGCGGGGTTCGCCGTCGCCATCAATGAGGCCGAGAAGCACCGCCAAACCCTGAAACGCCGGTTCGGCTACACGGATCAGCAAATCGGGAATATGGCGCTGACCTATAAAGCTCGAAAAAGAACCCCTTGACCCGGGCGCTTAAGTATGGTTAATGCCCCGACTGTGGGCTGTGGTCCCGCGCTTTTCCCCTCAAGTCCCCCGGAGCCGGACATGACCAAACTCTCAGTCAACGCCATTGGCGGAGCTATCGCGGTCATAGCCCTTGGCGCTGTGTTTTACTTTGGCGCTCAAACGCCGCCGACCGTTTCAACAGTTGCTACGCCCCCTGCGGAGCAAGTGTTGAAACCGCCGGTCGTCCAATCCCCCGTCGTCGAGAAGCCGGTCATCCCGCCGCTCGTCGAGAAGTCGAAGCCCCACCGTAAGGTGCTCAAGGGCGGGAAGATAGACGGCAAGATAAACTGTAAATCGGTGCCGGAAGTCGCGCACCAATTCTCGAAGGATCAAGTTCTCGCCGCAGCGAAAGAGTACGGATTGTCCCCCGCACAGATTTCGGCATTGCGCGTTTGTTTGAGATAAAATCGGAAAGTCCCCCATGCCGCGAAAAGACAGTGAAGAACGGAATAAGTATCTACGGGATTGGCGACACGCCAATCCCGATAAACGCCGCGCGGCCGATCAACGCTACGTTCTTAAGCACGGTCGCCTCCCGCGCCGAAATACGCCGGAGAAATGGGCTGCGGCTACCGTCTCTGATATTAAGCGGCGGGCACAAAAACAGGGACTCGCTTTTGACCTTACGGCCGAGTGGCTTTTAAGTATCATTCCGCCGATATGTCCGATCTTCCTCGCCCCCTTTGTATTTGGTCGTCTCTCGCCTCAGAATGCAAGCGTCGATCAACTGTTACCGGGTGATGGGTATACGAGAACTAATGTTCGGGTGATTTCCTTAGAGGCCAATCTGTTGAAGCGCCGTTGTACTGATCCGGCAGTTTTTCGACGGTTAGCCGATTGGGTTGAACAAGAACTACAAGTTCTACCGCTCCAAAGAGCGGCGTAAAGGAACCATGGGGTTCGCCCGCGCGAATGGTCAAACGGGAAAATCGGAGGAGACACGGCCATGCCAGTCAAGTTGAAAACCATCTACGAAAAGCAGGAAGAAATCCCCGAAGGGTTCGGCGAGCTTTACGCCGAGAAGAACGGGAAGTTTGAGTTGAACGCCATCGAGGGCGTCAAGACTCAGGCCGACATCGACCGCGTGAACGAGGCGCTCAAGAAAGAGCGAGGCGATCACAAGATTGTTCGCGAGAAACTGCAAGCGTTCGGCGAAGTCGATCCCGCAACACTCCCCGTGTTGCAAGAAGAACTGGCCGAAGCCAAGGCTCGGCTCGACAACCTCACCGCCGAAGGCAAGCTCGACGAGACCAAGGTGCAGGCGCAGATCGACGCGGCGGTTAACCGTGCGGTCGGCCCGGTCACTCGCGACAAGGACTCGCTCGCGCGGCAACTCGAAGCGTCGAAGAAGATCGTCGCCGACAAGGAAGCCGAAATCGCCAGCGTCAAGCAAGAGCAACAGCAAGAGCGCGTTCGCAATACGCTTCGCGACGCGATCATTGCTGCGAAGGTCGTTCCCACGGCCATCGACGACGCGGTGCTGGTCGGCGAGCGCATGTTCGAGCTTGTCGATGGCAAGCTGGTCACCAAGAACGAGAACGGCCTGACTCCCGGCCTCAACCCGAAGGAATGGGCGAAGGACATGGAGGAGAAGCGTCCGCACTGGTTCCCCACGAGCGTCGGAGGCGGCGCGCAGGGTGGCAAGGGCGGCGGCACCAACGTCAAGGACAACCCGTGGAGCGCCGCAGGCTGGAACTTGACTCGTCAGGGCCAAGTCGTCAAAGACATCGGCGAGGCGAAGGCGGCCGAAATGGCGGCTCGCGTCGGCTCGTCTCTCGGTGCCACGAAGCCCGCGAAGGCGGCCTAAGACAGTCCAGCGAAAGCCGGATTGCGAAATCAGACCGCCCGTGGTAGAGCCACGGGCGGTTTTCGTTTTTAGGGTGCTGCCATGGTCGCTTACGATTATTCCAGAGAGCCGAATAATCCTTGGGACCGAGCATCGTGGGACCCGCGAGCGCAGATCGAATTCATGCGTCGGATGCGGTATGAATTTGGGGGCGCTAAGGGTCACGCGGAGGACCGCATAATGCAGCGCATAGCGCAGTCCGATACGAAGGGGATGCCGCCAAAAGCCGATCCGCGCCCTCTGATTTCAAAGCGATAGGACGCTACCAATCATATTTACCGCGCAGTGAATTAGCGAATTGCATCGAAGATACAAGCGTTTCTCGCAAGTCCGACCCCACAAAACACGAAAAAGAAATACCGGGTTGCTTCATTGAGCAAAACACGTTAACCATACGCTACGCAAATGGGGATTTCCCTCGTGTTCTGACGCGCTCATGGGAGTGCTCGACACGATCCGAACCCCCGGGACGAGCAAACGCCCGCGATGCCTCACATGGGTGAGGAGCCGGAGCAATCCAGTTTCACCCTTGGAGAGTGCCATGACCGTATCAACCACTATCGCAGACGTTATCGTTCCCGCGATCTTCACGCCGTACACCCAACAGTTGACGATGGAAAAGACCGCCATCATCCAGTCGGGCATCGCGGCGCGCGACGACTTCCTCGACAACCTCCTCGCTGGCGGCGGTTTGACCTTCACGGTCCCGTCTTGGCAGGACATCGGCGACCCCGCCGAAAACGTGTCGAGCGATGATCCGAATTCGGACTCGACGCCCAACACCACGCAGACTTCCGGCGAAGTCGCCGTTCGTCTGTCCCGCAACAGTTCGTGGAGCACGATGCGCCTCGCGACCGCCCTCGCCGGAGCCGACCCGATGCAGTCCATCGCATCGCGCGTGTCCGACTATTGGGTCCGTCGTCTACAGCGCGCGTTCGTCGCCGTTGCCAACGGCGTGTTCACCACCAACGACCAAACCAACGCGGGTGCCACCCCGGGCGGCAAGGGTCTCTCGGCTCAGTTCGGCACGCAGTCCGACCTGACCAACTCCATCGCGGGCACCGCCTTCTCGGCCGGTGTCACCGACTTCAACGCCGAAGCGTTCATCGACACCTGCACGTTGCTCGGCGACGCCGCCGAAGATGTGACTGCCGTGTTCATGCACAGCATCGTGTACTCGAAGGCGCAGAAGAACAACCTGATCGACTTCATCCCGGATGCCGAAGGCCACATCAATATCCCGGTGTTCCTCGGCCGTCGCGTGATCGTCGATGACGGTATGCCCAACCCGGCGGGCGACACCGCCAACAACGCCCACACCGCCTCCGGCGAATACCACACTTGGCTCGTCGGCCCGGCCAGCTTCCGACTCGGCGTCGGCACCCCCGTGGTCCCGACCGAAGTGTTCCGCTACCCGTCTCGCGGTAACGGCGCAGGCTCGGACGTTCTGTTCAACCGCGTCGAGTGGGTCATCCACCCGGTCGGTCACGCGTGGGTCGGTTCCTCGCCCCACTACGAAGGTGGCCCGACCAACGGCCAGCTTTCCGCCGCCGGATCGTTCGTCCGCGTGTTCCCGGAGCGCAAGCAGATCAAGCTCGCTCGCTTGATTACCCGGGAAAGCACCGCCATCCCGCAGGCGTGGGATGCGACAGGCGGCCAGAACGTCGAGTAATTCGACGCCGGTTTAAGAGATACGCCGGGAGCCAAGTAACGCTTGGCTTCCGGCCATTCCTTCAAACCAAGGAAACACGCCCATGGCCGACGCAATCAACACCAATGTCTCGCCCCTTTCGCGCAAGCGTCATCAACGCTACGCGCAGTTTTCGCGGCTCAATCACAGCAAGCAAGAGCTTTCTTTCCTTCAAACGGAAGCGACTCGGCTCAGCACGACAGTGGCCGCAGTCTTTGGCGCGCTCGACAGCCACACGGCCGATCAGGTTCGTGCAGCGGCGAGCAAGAGCGACCTTGGCATTGCATAAGCCTTCGGTGTCCGTCCAGAGGGGGGACTTCCGGCGGATGCTGATCGGCGGCGGACTACGGCCCGCCGCCACCTAATTCAAGCTTTCCCCGCTGCATGGGCATCGGGGCGTGTCCCCAAGCGAAAGGCTACCAAGATGGCAAATGACCTGTCCCCCAAAGACAAAATCCTCGCTGCGCTCGCGCAGCTTGATCCGAACAACGACAGCCATTGGAACACCGATGGCCTCCCCAACACCGGAACCGTCCAGCGGATCGCCAACGATCAGACGATCAAGCGCGGCGATCTTCAAAACGCCCGCCCCGGTTTCGACCGGGAAACGGCTCGGACGGAAGCGGCTGCGGCAGCGGCGGCTCCGGCGGATTTCGAGGAAGCTCCGGCGGCTCCGGCCGCCCCGGGTCTTGCTTCGGCCACCAAAGCCGAAGCGGTCGCGGCGGTTGCAGCGGACGAGGAAGTCGAGATTACCGACGACCAGCTTCGGGCATTGCTCGCCAAGCGAGTCAAGGACGCCGAAGCGAAGCTCGAACAAGGGCGTCAGATGGCGCGCGATGCCGCTGTGATGCAGCAAGAGGGCCTCGCGGAAATTAACGCCTCCCGGCGCGACTTCCACAAGTGTTTCCCGCCTTTGACAGAGGCGCAGAACATCAAGGCGCACTTGGCGGCCGAGAATGAGGCCCGCGCAGCGCGCGTCGCACATCAAGGCGCGGCGTCGCACTTGGATGCGGTTCGGCGCGCCCCGGTC